GACCTGTAAAATTCGGAATTAAAAAGCTCCCCGGCTCAATGCCGGGGAGCAAGCCACAAGGAGGCTCATACCATGAAAAAAATATCGGAAATGACTCCCGACGAGGCGCTCACGGAGCAGGCTCTCGCGGTATTCAAACGCAGACTCGAGCAAGCGAGAAAAAAGGCCGTCGAAAGCGCCGCCGCCACAAAAGCGGTATTCGATGCTCTCGAGGATATGTGCATCGAACCGGGCGAAATCCCGTCGGCGGCGGAAAACGCCGAAAATCTCGAGGAGGCTATTTGCTGTTTCATCGACTACGGCGAATATTCCGTATCCGGCATTATGCGGGAAGTTCGCGCGGCCTATAAGGAGGCCGAGGAATGATGCGCCGCCGGAAATCAAACCTCCCGAAATGGCGGTACGAGTTCGAATGCCGGAAATGCGACAACATTCGAGAGGTACACGACCCGCGCAAGGGCAGAGACGGCGATTACTGCATCCCGTGCATAGAGCGCATGGACAGCCGCCGCCCGAGCCCGATACACGCAGACGAAAAAGAGCGCGTCCTCCGTTGCGAGTGCTTTACGCCTATCCCAGAGGACGAGGAGGAGAAAAAATGAACTTTCCGAAATTATACGAGTGCGACCCGCAGAAAAATACCGAGTGCAACAAGCGAAATTGTGGAAATCCGTGCAAATACACGACGCGAAAAGAGTTTTCCCGTGAGCCGTCCGAGAAAATGACCCCGGAACTCGCGTTTATGGTGTTGGACGCGACTCGCCGTGAACGTTGCGAGGATACGCCGCGCACTCGGGCGGCGTGTAACGTGGCACAAGGAGCCCTCTATCTGCAAATGAAAGCGAGCCCGCACCCCGACGGCGACGAGAACGTTTTAGCTTGTCAGAACTGTAAAAGCGGAGAATATCTCTACAACGAGGACGGCAATCGTAACAGCTTTTGCGGACAATGCGGAAAGGCTATTGATTGGGGCGAGGAGGCGGACACATGAGGCACAAAAAGAAAAGCCGCCTCGCGGCGGCGGAGTTCCTCGCCGTGCTTATCGTGACGGCGGTCGTTTTCGCAAAGGGCTTGAG